AGCCGGCAGCCGCACGATATAACACGTCGGAGCCAGCTAATGGATAAATGCCAGGATTGACCGGATCCGTCGTCATGTACATGTTGACGTCGGATTCGGGAACGACCACCTGCAGGCTGCCTTCGCCGGCAAAGGTAGCCGAAATATTGATTTGTGCCGGATAGTGAATTGACTTGGGATAGATCAGATACCAAGTCGGAACAAACGCACCCGCGCCAGCAAACACCGCCGAGATCGGAATGACATTTCCGTGCGTGCGGATAATCGGACTGGCAATACTAACAACACCAGTCCCGGCAAACTGTGCCGTGATCTGTTGCTGAACGCCACCTTTCAATACAATAGGAGTTGTCGTTACTGATCCGGTACCGACCAAACTCGAACGCGTCGTCAACCTTTGATTAAGTATCAATCCCGAAGCGGGAGCTTGCAGCGTGAAGATCGCGGCGATTTCCGCCGCTGACAGCGCACGACCATAAAAACGAAAATCGTCAAAACTGGCAGCAGTGCCCCAACCGTTAAAAAATTCCCAACCAATATTCGCGCCGATATTGTCGAGTGTAATTCCTGTCGTCAGCGGCGCCGTGATAAAATTCTGCTGCGCACCATCGACGAAGATGCGAAGGATCTGACTGCCTGATCCACTGCTGCCGTCAAATACACCGGCAATGTGATGCCAAGTACCATCGTTGAGCGCAGTCGTGCCATTCGCTATTGAAATGCCGGCCCCGGCATCGTCGCGTATGCAAATCGAAGCGGCGCCAGTGTAGCCATTGTTGACGCCATTGTAATCGGTAACCAGCGTAAGGATCGAATTGCCGTTAGTCGAATTGCGCCCACCGAACAGAATGGCGGATTGCAACGTCGTATTCACCCACCCCATAACCGAAAACGACGATATGGCTGACGCAACGGCTATACCCGGCACACCAATCCGGCCATTGCCGGTCTGGCTGCTGAACACAACGCCTTGACCAGTCTTGCCCGGACCTAAAACAGGCAGCGGCGAACCACCAAAGATACCGGTGTGGCCGTTGCCTGAACTATCCGTGGTCAGCGTGTCTTCGAACTTGTACCAAACCTGCAATCCGCTGAGCAGCGTATTCGATGCGATCGCGCCGTTACCAGCCAGTAGCGCCGAGATATTGAGTAGCGCCATTACTCGCCCGTACCAATGTAGCGCAGACGCGCCGACAACACGTTGATCACGCCCTTATTGTCGACCACGACATCGCCCGTCGGTTGACGAATGATAGTATTGTAAACGCCGGACTGAGCTAACGCGCCTTCGAACGCCATCATGGTCAGATCGGCACCGATCCAATTGATCGCGGTAATCAACTGGCCGACAGCAGCGCACGTCTCCGCCATCAACGTTGCCTGATCGACGCCGGGGAACAAGATGATGTCGGCATCGATAGTCGTATTCGTCACACTAGGACGAATGACATTCAAAACATCAGTCAGGCCCATGCGCCCCATGTATGGCGCCGTGATGTATTCGTAGACGGCCTCGATCTGGTTGGAACTTGGAATTACGACTTCGCCCGGGCTCAATGACCAAGCATTAGGATTGAGCGGATCTTGCAGCCACGTAGTATTGATTGGTGCATCAGGCAAAAGCGCCAAGTAAACATTGCCTGTGTGTGGAACAGTAAAAGCCGAGGCGTCTTTCAACGGCAACTCACCGGCAAATTGCGGCGCCGACAAAGCCCAGAACTTGTAACTCTCATAAACGCCTTGACCCGGTCCAGCCAAGCTCAGGATATTCGGCGACAACCAAATCCGCGCCTTATAGGTCGCATCAGGCTCCTGCGTCCCAGGACCATTCCAAGTCCCATTAGCGACCGTCAGGCGCGGCACTCCACCGGGATAACGACTGGCGATCGCGTCGATGTCGGAGCCAGTCGAAAAGGCTAAAGTGACGGCGCGAGCCGCTTGATTGACCCTATCCCTGACCAACAATTCGAAGTAAGCATTGAGCTCCTGATTTATTTTTATCGGATCAAATTCTAAATTCCCGACATCATATTGCGCGGCATTGGGCGGATCGTACTTGTTCCAGATCGAAATCAACTGGTTCATACGCGCCGCAAGAATATCTTCGGTGCTGATTGTTTGCAGCACCTGCATCGTCGGCAACAAATCAGGACGAATGACGCTGTAACGCGACTGCGTCGTACTGACTAGACCAGCGCCGGCCGGACTAATATTGGTGACGGTGCTGCCGTTGCTCATGGCGCACCTCGCGGATAAACATCCCACAAATCAGTGCCGCGACCGACGGTCGTGTTGTATCTGGTCACGTAGGGAGTGAAATCGCCTAAGTGCGCACGCGGGCGATAAATGCCTTCCTGACGAAAAATGAGTTGTCCCAAACGCAACAAGCCAGCCGCATCCAACGTCGACGGCGGCGACCATTGCGATAACGCGTCGCCCATCAGATAAACTTGTTTGATGCGATAATTCGGTTCCCAGATATCGATCGCCGAAGCGATCGCCCAGAAAAATCGCGTAATGATCCGCGGCACCGCGCTCTCACCCAAAATGTGCGGAACAAAGGAGCCGACCCACCGTCGCAACACACGTTCATGGAATGGCGTTGCAAAAATCAATTCCAATGACTGTTCGACATGGTCCCACCCCTGCATCAATTTGCCGGTACGGCGATCCATGCCATTGCGCGCAGGCGCGACATAGGCTTGCGTGCGCAAGCCCGGCCAAATCGCATTGACGACGTCGAAATAAGGTTGCGCCAACGGATCCGTTGGCAAATTGGTGCCCGTCCCGGTCGACGTAAAGGAACCGTACGGAACATCTCCGTTGCTCATTCAATATCTCATAAAAAATGGCTCCCCGTTGACCCGGGGGGTTGGGGGCAAATATCAACGAGGAGCCCACGTGCCTAAGAGCAGAGCTCCACGGACACGTGTTTAAGTCTTGGTCTCGAGCGGAGCTGGATCTGGTGGCGGAGCAACATCAACGCGTGCCTGCGGCTGCTCGACTTTTTGCAAGGATCCGCTATCGAGATAAAATTGCGCTTGCGCTTCAGAAATTCGCACGTACTGCTTGCCGCCGCGAAAATACACTTTGCCGCCCGCCAACTGACCGTGCAAATCCGGCGTGTGGCTGGGATCGAGGATCTCATATTCATGTTTCGCTGCCGGCTGCCGCTTTGCCAACCGCGCAGCATGCTGATGCCGAATTGCTTTATTGGCCATCGCTGAAATCTCCTTCAAGCATTATCATTTGGAATTGGATCTTTGGGCATAAGCTGAATTGGCTTGGTCGCGTAACAACCCTGATCATTCACAAAAATTGTATTCGTCTTACATCTAATCTTGGCACCCTTCGCATGCGCCGCATAGCGCGAGGCGTTATCGTCATTGCCGACGCGCCCAGTCAAATAGCCACTCTCACTAATGCGATGCGTCATTGCCGCCTTAGCTTGTTGTTGCTGACCGCCTTGTTGATCCTGCTGCCCGCCACCGCCACCCGATTGTTCCGGTTGCCCGCTCTGATCCTGATGCTGCGGATTATTCGGTGCCTGATCCATGATCTCGACGGTGTGGTAGTGATCGCCACCCGAACCGCCACCTCCCCCTCCGCCACCGCCATTACTTTGCGGCTTATGATGACTGGTGCGCAGCTTGCCATGTTCCATCGAGTAGCCATTGACGTTCGGCGCCTGCGATGGCTGCGGAAAAGATTTACTCTCGGACGAATGACTGAACGTGGCATTGCGAAAATCACCGCCGTGCGAAGTGACAATGACGTTCTGTCCCTTCTCGACCAAGTGCTGTTCTTGGGTGCCGCCGCGCTGTTCCTCCGAATGCACCCACGGCGACAAAAACGGCTGTCCGTCCGGATTGATGCCCAGCACCACGCGCACTTTACGCTCGCCACCACTTTGTTTGACTTCGTGCACGTAACCGTGCCGCGTATCCATCGAAGCTTGGCGTTTGGTCTCGGCCAATTCATACATCATACGACGTAGCGTAATCATGATTGATCAACTTTCCATTCAACAACTTCTTCAGCTTTAACAAAATTGGTCATATCTCGCATATTGAACAGATCGGGCGGCGTCCGCGACTGCCCCGCGGTCGGCGGCATTCGGCTCGTCGACAACCACGGTTGCACAGTACATCGACAATTCGGATGCACGAGATTGGAGCGCGCGCCCGGCGCCGGTCCCGTGGTAGAACCGGGAAAGTTCGCCCACTTCGCTTGCATATTTTGGATATCAAGCACCGTGTGCGGCACGGCCGCTTCCTGCTGGCATACGGGACAATCAAACCCATCATTCATGGTGACGATCCTGAGCA